GATAGCAGATCTTAATACTGCAAGAGATTATTTAGGAGGCGCTGGGACACAGACATCTGCTTTAGCGTATGGTGGGAATACTGGATCAGTTACTGGAAAAACAGAGTCTTGGGATGGAAGTTCCTGGACTGAAGTAAACGACATGGCAACTGCTAGACAACAAATAGGTTGCGGTGGAGCTAGTAATGCAGCAGCTTTAGCAACAGCAGGAGAAGAGCCTTCAACTTCTGCAAAAACAGAAGAATGGGCTTTTACAGGTTTAGACCCATCAACAACACCAGCAGCTGGATATGCTGACGCGATTACTGGAGACTTTTACTACAACTCTACAACAGGACAATTTAAAACTGTAAACGACGGCGGAGCGCCTATTGGAACGTGGTCATCGGGTGGTACGATGAATACAGCTAGATATGATCAAACGGGAGCAGGTAGTCAGACTTCAGCCTTAGCAGTTGGTGGATACGTATCAGGCCCTGGAAGCGCTTTAACTGAACTTTACGACGGTTCAAGTTGGACGGAGGTTGGTGATTTAAACTCCGGTCGTTATGGACAATCTTCATCAGGAACTCAAACAGCTGCTTTAGCAGCCGGAGGATCTCATCCTCCATCAACTCCTGCATACGTAGAATCTTGGAATGGTAGTGCTTGGACAGAAGTAGCAGACTTAAACACAGGTAGAAATATGACAGGTCAAGCTGGAGCTGCAAACACAGCTAACTTAGTTTTTAGTGGACAGAATGGAAGTGGTCAACAAGCTCTTGCTGAACTTTGGAATGGTTCTAGTTGGACAGAAGTTGGAGATTTAAATCAAGCAAGACACGCGGTTTTTGGAACAGGATCATCTACAGCAGCGATATGTGCTGGTGGTAATCTACCTCCATCCCCTTATTCAGTAAATGCTGAAATTTGGGACGGATCATCGTGGACTGAAGTAAATAATTTAAATGAGAAAAAAGGACGTAGTGGCACTGGAGGTGTCTCAACACTAGCCTTGGTATTTGCGGGAGTAGTGCCTCCCATTACAGCAAAAACTGAGTCGTGGGATGGATCAAGTTGGACAGAAGTAGCCGATGTATCTACAGCTAGAAGTGGTGGAGCAGGAACTCCTGGAACCTCTAGCACTAGCACAAAAACATTGTTAGCTGGAGGTGGAACTCCTTCTTTATCAGGAATTACAGAAGAGTTTAACGCAGCAGATTTTCAAATTAAGACGGTGACAACAAGTTAATTATGATTTATAAACAAGCAAAAGGAGGAAGCAACTATGGCATATAAATACTGTACAGCAAACTGCTTGGGATGCATTATCAGCTGAAGAGCAAGAGCGAAACCCAAGACCAGTAGTATATAATCTTCCATAGTCTTTAACCTATGGCTAAGTATTCGGATATAAAAGGATTTACAGTTCAAACACTGTCGACGGACACTATTGCGTCTCAAGCATTAGGTGGTTCGTGGGCTAGTGCTCCAAGTTTAAATACTGGAAGAGAACATAGTGGTTCATCGAAAAATGGCACAACTTCTGCGTCCATATATTTTGGTGGTTATCCTCCAACAAATCCAAGAAGAGCAGAAACAGAAAATTTTAATGGTTCTTCATGGACTGAAGTAGGAGATTTAAATTCAGGTAGATCAAATATGGCTTCTTTTGGAACTGCTACAGCAGCAATATCCTCAGGGGGTTCAACTCAACCTGGAGTAAATGTGGCCTCCAACGAAAATTGGAATGGATCGGCATGGACAGAAGTTGGAGATTTAAACTCAGCTAGAAGAGAACTAGCAGGTTTAGGTATTACGACAGCAGGATTAGCTGTAGGTGGAACATCAGGATCTGCTTTAGTAGAGTCTTGGAATGGTTCAAGTTTTACAGAAGTTGGGGATTTAAATACTGGTAGAGCAAATCTCGGAGGAGCAGGAACATCAACTGCAGCACTAGCTTTTGGAGGAAATGGACCAGAAGGAGAAACTGAAACTTGGAATGGATCAGCTTGGACTGAAACCTCAGATTTAAACACAGCAAGAACTGGAACAGGTAATGCTGGACCCGTTTATACCGATGTTTTAATGTTTGGAGGAACTGGGTCAACAGTAGTTGCAAACACAGAAAATTGGAACGGTTCTTCTTGGTCAGAACTTAATGATTTATCGACCGCAAGAACTGCCTTAAAGGGATCAGGAACATCAGCATCAGCTTTAGCTATTGGTGGAGGATATCCACCCGGCGCTACAACAGAAGAATGGTCAGCACCTGCAGTATTTAATCAGATACAAGAAGGACAATTATATTTTAATTCAACAACAAACACTTTTAAAGAAACGATAACAGATCTAGCTGGTGCAACATGGGCATCGGGTGGTAGTATGAATGCAGCCACTTATGGTAATTATGGAGCAGGAACACAAACTGCTGGAGCAGAATATGGGGGTAATGCTGGTCCTGGTCAATCTAACACAACACACGAACAATATAATGGTTCATCTTGGACTGAAACAACAGACATGTCCACTGGTCGTAGAGAAGGCATTGGAGTAGGATTAACTCAAGCCTCTTATCTAGCGGCTGGAGGCGAAGGCCCGGGAGGAAATATAAGTAATAACGAATCTTGGAATGGTTCTGCTTGGTCAGAAATAGCAGAGCTTAACACAGATAGAAGAAGATTAAATGGAGGCGGAGCTTTTACAGCTGGTTTAGTTTTTGGAGGATACTCTACAACAATAGCAAACAATACCGAAACTTGGAATGGATCTGCTTGGACGGAAGTTGCAGAATTAAATGCAGGTAGAGACTCAATAGGTGGAGGAGCAATAAGCACTTCAAATGGTTTAGCGTTTGGAGGCCAAGCACCATCTACCACAGCAGCAACAGAATCTTACAATGGAACAACTTGGACAGAAGTTGCAGATTTAAATACAGCAAGATATGGATTATCAGGAACTGGAAGTAACACAGCGGCTTTGGGTTGGGGTTCAGCAACTGCTTCTCCAAATGCTATTACAGAAAATTGGGATGGATCATCATGGACAGAAGTTGCAGATTTGTCCACTGGAAGAGGATCAGGAATCGCTCCTGCAGGAACTTCATTAGTAGCACTTGCAGCTGGTGGATATACTGGAACAGCTAGATCGGCTGCAACAGAGGAATTTACAGCAAGTTTAGCTAACAAAACAATAACATCGAGTTAATTATGGCAAAGTATAGGGAAATAAAAGGCGTAACAGTACAAACAAGAGACACAGATCCAACTGTGAATGTTGGAGCATGGGCTAGTGTTTCTGCTTTAAACACAGCCAGAGACAATGGAGCTAGTTTAGGAACTACAGATAATGCCATGGCAGTTGGAGGTCATGGTGGTCCTCCGGTAGGTATAATGAACGTATCAGAAACTTGGAATGGTACAGCTTGGACAGAAGGAAATAATTTAAACACATCACGAAGCCACGTTCACGGAGCAGGAGTTTATACTTCTGCAATAATTGCAGGTGGTGAAGCCCCTAGTGTTACAAACGCAGTAGAAAAATATGATGGAACTAGTTGGACTAGTTCAACTAATTACCCAGCTTCAAAAGCATCTATAGGCGGTCTTGGGGCATCTAACACTGCTGCTGTATTTTTTGGTGGTGCACCAACAGTAGCAGAGACATATGAATTTGACGGAACTAACTGGACTGAAACAAACGACATGAACACTGGAAGAAATGATTTAGCTGCAGCAGGAACACAAACTGCTGGAATAGCAATAGGTGGTAATGTACCTCCAAGAACAGCCATAGCGGAAACATACAATGGATCTACTTGGACGGAAGTTGGTGATATGAACACTGCAAAAAATGGTTTAGGTGCCTCTACGCAAGGAACTACTACAAGCGCTTTAGCTTTTGGTGGAAGTGTACCTCCAGGCACAGCTAAAACAGAATCTTGGGATGGATCTAGTTGGACAGAAGTTGCGGACTTAGGAACAGCAAGATATGATATTGGTGGCTCTGGAACTAGTAACAAATCAGCTTTAGCATTTTTTGGTGGAACACCATCAGTAACAACTGCAACAGAAGAATGGTCTTTCCCTTCAGGACCTCACTTAAATGAAGGTGATATATTTTTATCTGGAGGCACAGCGTTAAAAGGTTTTGAAAAAGCGGCTGGAGTACCTTCAGGAACTTGGGCTAGCAGCACGAATATTAACACAGCAAGAGGTTTACTCGGTGGGGTAGGAACTAACACAGAGGGTCTTATCTTTGGAGGGTTTACGCATCCACCAAGCGCTGCTTACGCAAATACTGAATCATACAACGGCACTTCTTGGACAGAACTTAACGACTTAAATACAGCTAGATACTATATTACCAAAGGAGGGTTAGGAACTGTTACTGCAGCGATTACAATGGGTGGAGAACCGGCTAGTGGAACTCCAGGACAAATAAACGAATCTTGGAATGGCTCAACTTGGACTGAAGTGAATGACACTAATAATAAAATTAGAAAAGGCGCAGGAGCTGGAACAGCAACTGCAGGTCTTATTTATTCAGATTCTGGTGAAGGAAGCCAACCTAAAGTTAAAACAGAATCTTGGGATGGAACTTCGTGGACTGCAACCACAGATATAAACACGGGTAGAGGTGATGGTTGTGGGACTGGTATTCAAACATCAGCTCTCTTTATAGGTGGAGAGGAACCCACAGTAAGTGGAAAAACAGAATCTTGGAACGGATCAGCGTGGTCAGAAACAGGAGATCTAAATACAGCTCGAAGAGGTTTATCCGGAACTGGTGCTAATAATACTAATTCTTTAGTGTTTCTTGGAACACCACCATTGAGAACCAACACAGAAGTTTTTAATGGCACAAGTTGGACAGAGTTGAGCGATCTAGCTACAGCTAGAGAAGGAGCTGCTCCAGGTTCTAGTTTTGGAACAGTTAATAGTTTTGCAGCAGGTGGATATAATGCAGGAACCAATGCTGTTGAAGATTGGAACGTTGATAGTACGTTATCTACAATAACCGTATCGTAGACTTGACCTTTATATAGAAAGATATATAAAGATATTAGAAATGAATAAAGGAGATAGCATGACAAAAGAAAAGCGCAATATTGCGACTAAGTTAGAAACAGAATCAAAGTATTTAACAAACATCTTAGATAAAGATGATGTTAAAAATTTTAAAAAATTAATACCAGAACTACAAGATACATGGATGAAGAAACAAATGTTTCGTACAGAAACAGAAATGAGATTCTCTGTGTTATCTGATAATAAATATCCAACGAAAGCTGCAAAGTATTGGCAATCGGTAAGAGAGCAGAATACACACTTTGAGAATCTAGTTCATCTATCATTTGATGCTAGGAAGAATGAAGTTGAGATAAAGAAACTACAAAGAGATATTAAAAAAGAAAAAGACCCATTAGAGAAAGAACTTAAACAAGTAGAGCTAGAAGAAAAACTATATGCAAAAGCACAAATGGAACTTGTTGCTAAACATAGAATGAGAGAAGTAGCCACTTGGTCTAAACTTAAAAAAGAGTTTGATGATGGTAACTTTGATAAGAGAGATGTGAACACGCACCAAGCTAAATCATATCTATTAAGATTACAAAGACAGAAAGAAACAATAACACCTGGTACATCACAACCTGAAGTGTTTAATGTATTAGGACAACTAGAAGCTTTAGAAAAAGGTTTAAGAGAAAACACTTTATCTTTAGACGCTAAGAAAACTAAAAAATTAAAATGAAATTTGATTTCGTTTATTTAGGTCAGACGGTCTTAAAATACCAGGTCCCCCTGGAAATATTCGTAGGTCTTAATGAAATCTACGAAAGACAAAAGAAACATTTGCCATCTGCTAACAAACAGTTAGTCGGTAAAATACAAGACGAAGTATCTTTATTTTATTCTGGTCCTAATGGTGATAAAATGCATCAGCACTGTTTCTTACCTGATGATATATTGAAATGGTTTCATAGTATCTTTGACCACTACACAGATTGGAACAAGATAGGTCCAACACAAAAATCTATAAACTCTGTTTGGGTTAATGAAATGAAAGCACATGAATATAATCCTGTGCACATACACCAAGGTAAACTTTATACAGGTTTATCTTCTGTAATGATTTTAAAATTACCTAAAGATACAGGTGTTGAATATTCTGCTGAAGAGAAACCTATGAATGGTAGACTACAAATTATTGGTTCAGCAAACGGACAATTTTCTAAAACAGATTACTCACCTAATATGAAGATAGGAGACTTCTATGTTTTTCCTTATGACATGAGACACTGCGTATATCCATTTAACGGAACCAAAGAAACAAGAAGAACATTAGTTTGTAATGTTGATGTTGATTACAATCCTGTATCTTCAAGAACTGGATCAGGACAAAACGAATGATACCTAGAATGCCACGATGGCAATCTTATGTTGCCACAACTACACAACCTATCTTTACACCTGAACAATGTAAAATGATCATTGATGCGGGTCATCAATGTGCACCGGAGCAAGCTAAAGTAGGTGGAGGTGATAAAGGTAAATATGATACTAAGAAACGAGTGACAACAATCTCTTGGATACCTTTTGATAAATTACCACAAATGTACAAAGTGATTGAGAATCAACTCTCTATTGTAAACTTAAATCATTTCTATTTTGACGGTGTAAAACTTACAGAACCTGCGCAGTTTACGGTATATCCTAAAAAAGGTTTTTATGATTGGCACATGGATCTTAATGCATTTGGTCAAGAGGGTCAAAACCCAATACGTAAAATATCTATGACTTGTTTATTATCAGATCCATCAGAATTTACAGGTGGAGATCTTTTATTTTCAGAGATGGGTGATAACAAACCCCTACCCTTGAAACAAGGACAAGCTATATTCTTTGCATCATTCTTAAGACACAAAGTTGCACCAGTTAA